ATCCTTTCAATTGATGTGCGAATCCACAATATACTACGTCGTATTTTTTTTCTGCTGATGAAGGTTTAAATATGTTTGTATCTATCGGATCAAATACGATCTCTATATTAGAAAAAATGTTTCCATACATCGACCCAAAAAATGAAACATGAAATTCAGACAAAAAGAAATTAATTTTACTTGATTCAAAAAGCTGTTTTCTTTTATTGCTTTCAAGATAAAGACACGAGTCGTGTTCTAGTCGAACGTGATTTGGGTGATTGATTATATAATTTAATTTGTCTGGCGTTTTGTTGTATATCACTTCCAGGTTTGAACTAATAATCAAATCGTAAGAGCATAGAAAATCAGTATAATCACTGTCGAAATTATGTAAAATTATTTCGTGACCAAGTTGTTCGCCTTTTTTGATTATGGCATCATTACTGACTTGCGCTCCGCCAGAATTATGATCTAGTGAAAAATCAGAAACAAACAAAACCCTCATTTTAACTTCAATATTGCATTTCTTGTTTCTTTTGTCATTGGCAAGGGAAGTGAGTTTTTTGCTATTTTGTAAAAGCCCCATTCGTCGTGTTCAATTGCGTCAATAGCATCATTGCTTGGAAAGATTAGATCGTCGATTTGCATTGAATATAGCGCGAAGTATTTGTCTTCTTTCACTTCAAATTCATCAAGAAACTTTATTTCTTTGTTTGCGCGAACACCTGTTTCTTCAAAAAATTCTCTTCTTGCTGCGTATTCAGGATTCTCGCCTGGATCGATCATGCCACATGGCATCGACCAATGACCCGCGAGGTTATAACAATTTTTACTGCGCCGACCAAGCAACACAAGATCTCCAAACTGTGCAACAATTCCTGCCGCGATGTATTCTTTAGTCGAGGAAATCATCTAGAACTTGTTTGTTTTGCCAATGTGGACAACCGTCATATTTCATACTAACAATTTCGTCGCCATCTTCAAGCTCAAGTTCATGTTTGTTTTCTGGAAAAGCTGTTTTCTTGATGTTGCCATCTGCATCTTTGAGTGCCCAATATTCTCGCGGTTTGCGAAACGGACAAATGAATGCTACAATTGGTTCTCCGTTATCATCCAAAACTGGTTCTCCTCGAGACATTTTGTATCCATCTTTACCACAAGCAAGAGGCCCTCCAAATGTACCATCTCGCGGATATTCCTGTGTTGCCGCGAGATTGCTTTTCGCTGCTTCTTCATCAAAGTTGTCGAGGTATGTTTGAAATTGTGTGAGCTGATGTTCAAATCCTTCAAGCTCTTCGGCGGTAATCTTGTCCATTTTCATTCTACCTTTGCCTGTGTTGCCAAGAAGATCTGTTTCGAGATCAAAGCGCAAAAACAAAAACTCACTTTGTGGATCTGTTTCAGGCATCAGGTGTTTTATAGCCAAGCAATATATTAAATTTTGCAGATTATCAGTTATTTCTTTTCCTTTGAATACTGATTTACTGCTCTTAAAATCGCGTATGATTACTGAATTGTCTTTGTATACGAATAGTTTGTCGATGTATCCGCGCACTGCATATTTTATTCCTTGTTCGGGGCGATCAATTTCAAGATCAAAAAAGCGTTCCGATTCGGCGAGCACAGGCTTTTCATTTTCGTCACCAAAGAAATCGCATCTCAATCCGTTGACAATCATTTCGTCAATCAATTCAAGATTCTCGGGATCATTGACTGCAAGTTCTTCGGCTTCTTTTTTGACTTGCGCGGCAACAACTTGTGTGTTCCAAATTGTGCCATCATTTACTATCTTGTCAAATTCATCGCGGTGATGATCGCCAAGCAATTCGAATATGTTGTGACATATTGTTCCTCGACTTGATCCATCATTTCCTGCATCAGGTAATTTTAATTTATAATTGCACCAATAAGTCCAACTACATGTTTGCGCGGTTTTTATTCTGCTCGCGGATAATTTTGTTAATTCACTCATTGATTATTATTTTTTTATTTTTTAATAGTGTTTTTGGCAATGATTTGTATATTTCATTTATCTTTCCTAGAATCATGGTTTGTTGTTTTTTGACATCAATTGATTCTAGTTTGTTTTTCCATTCTTTAAAGTCATCAGTATTCATGTCGCCGAAATCTTTTTGCGTGGGCAAACATATTTTGATCTTTTCAGGATTATAATAGTTTAATAATTTTAAGTAGTTTTTTATGCTTGCTTCTAATCCTCTATTACGAGAAGATGTTTTGTCATTGTTTAATCCAATAACAAGATTGTCTACATTCAAAGATAGTGTTGCGCAAATTAGTTTGGTTGATATATCAAGTCCAAATGTAACAAGCACATTTTTAAAACCTTGTTCATTTAAATTGAGTAGGTCGCCGATACTTTCTACGAATATAATTGTGCGAGTATCATTGATTGCTTCAACTGTCTGTGCGTTCGCGTAGAGGGGGTAAATCCAGCCTTTCTTTTTGCCCACATGTTTCCACTTGGGTCGACCATCCAAACTGCTCATATCGCGCCCAGAGAAGCCGTGAATTTGATTATGCTCATTGTAGATAGGAAAGATGAATCGATTGTTCAATTTTCCTGTTGTTGCATATCCACCTTTCAAGGCTTTAAGTGTTTCTGTTGATATTCCTTTGTCATTATAAAATTTATAATGCGGCAGCAATCTATCCAAACAATCTTCTGGGTATATTTCTTCCATTTCTAATTTTTCTGAAAATGTTAATTTGTTGTAATTTGAGCCAAGATCATCTTCTTCGATAAATTCTTTGACTTGATTTTTGTCGTTTGTTCCAAGTGTAATTTCAACCAATCGTTTGAATGGAGAGAATGAACTGTTTTGAACATGATCTTTCCATACTCCTGTGTTCTTGTATATTTGTATGGCTGTTTTGTTGTCGCCATTTCGAAACAATGCATTGGTTTGCCAATATGCCCCGCGATCTGCGAGTTTGTATCCAAGGCGAACAAGTGAATCTTTTATTTTCTCGGGTGTCATGTTTATAGATTTGGAACGTCGTCGCGCATATCTTGTAATATGCCAACTCCTTCTGAGTCCATGTGTTCAACCATGTCTTGAAGATCGCCGCGCTCTTGTATGCTAAAGTTTTCCATGTGAAGGTTGATGTAATTTTTGCGTTTTGCTCCATCAGGCATTTCCACAGGTTGAAGTGCGCGATGTACATCTCTACCAAGCCAGCGATATTTCAAACATATAAATTTGTGAGTTCCAAAACCTTCAGGCTCTTCTTGTATTTCGTCCATTGTTTTTTGTCGAAGTAAAAACAGGTGAGAACAAAATTGTGTGATTTGGTCAGAAAGAGAAACGATACTTTCATCGTCCACAACGTTTTCTGAGTTTCTGTTGTTGGTGATACCAAGTCGATTACTTTGAACACTTGTCAACATTGCCACGGTCGGCGCGCCATTAAAACAAAGTTCTTTTTGAATCAACTGTTTGAACTTGTCAACCATTCGACCAACTGTTTCCCAGCTACTCGCACCATTTTGTCGTTCGTATGTTGTTTTGATATAGTCGAAACTAAAGATCATAGGATTTCCGCGGCCAACTTCCGAATAATAAAATCTTCGAATGATATTCAACATGCTATCAATGCTATGACCTGCAACATTATAATAGTAGAATTTAAATTCTTTTACTCGATTCCAAGTGTCACGCACTTTTTGTACAATTTCTTCTCCTGCTTGACGCCAACGACCCGTTTCAAGAAGGTGCATTGGTACTCCTGATAGCGCAGAACATTGACGCACAATCAATTCTTCTTTACTCATTTCACCATTATCAAAGTGAAGTATTGGTACATTGTTATTTATTGATGACACTTTTGTGCAAAAGTCCATACAAAATTGTGTTTTACCAACACCTGCACGAGCCACAACAACTGTTATGTTTCCTGGACGAAGTAGCGACCCGTACAATTCGTTTACTCGTTCGTGTGGGCCCATTAGTCCGAACTGATCAATTGGATTGTTTCCGCGCTCTTCAATGAATTCTTCCATCTCATCAAACAAATTCTCAGGCTTGTTGGATCCAATCTCGTAGAGGTTTACTTTGTCGTTGTAAATTTTATCTGCTTCGCTAACAATATCATCGAATGTTGCGCTTGATGAAAGTGTTTTCATGTTCTTTGCTACCTCAATTGATGAATCATGTATTTCGCGGCGAACAGTTATCTTCTTTAATTCTTGCGCTGCTTTGACTACGCCATCTTTCGAGATCTGACGCATTGACAATGCTTTGATATAGTCGGCAATATTGATATTATCTTCAAATGATATGTTGAGTGATTGCACTCGTTGAGCAAGCAACACTTCATCTAGTGCGTCACCAGCTTCAAGAGCTTGTCGTAAAACACAAAAGATTGTTCTATTAACAATTGTGTTTTTATCAAAGAAATCATTTTGATCTATGAATGCAGCGACCAGAGGATAACTCTCTGGATATTTTATTAGCCCTGCAATTAAATGTTGTTCGAGTTCGTAAGAATAAACCATTCTTACATCTTATCAGAAACCTTGCTAAAAGTCAAGGTGTTTCTTCGTCGCCAAAATCTTTTGGAAAGTTAAGCTCGATTTCTTGCGCGGATACTTGTTCAAGGTATTGTTCAAGCGCTTTGCGCAATCCCATCTCTACAATAGGGGATGTGGCTTTAGTAATTACAGAAGGTAATCCTTGCTGATTAACAAAAGAAAGAATAAATCCGCTGTCTCCGTTTGTTGAACCTGTAAATTCAAACAATTGGTTGATCATATTTTCTGGCAAATTGAAACTTCCCAAATTTTCTGGGTCAATAAAATCGTCGTTCATATTATATATTACACGAACTATAAAATAACACCAAAAGTTTCGAAAAGTTTTTCAGTTATTTCGTCTCCATCATATATTTCAACAAGTTGTATATCATTCAATTCACAAAATTTTAATTTGTCTTGATCACGCTTGAGTTGATTTATATAATTGATTTTATTTTTGCCGTGAAAGAAGGGAACATATTTTGTGTGTTGTTTGCCTTGTACTTCAACGGCTATTTTTTTATTTGCGTTGTAAAAGTCGAGTGATAGTTTGGTTCCTGCGACAGGAAATTCCTCAAACACAATGTGATTGCTCCAATACTTTTTTAAGAATTGTTTTGTGTTGTATTGTATT